CCACTCCCCCAAGCCCCCAAACCGATCATCAAGCGCACCGGTTCGGGATCTAGCCTTTCGAGTCTGTCGGGTATAAGCCTTCCGAACACGACGAACAACGACATCATGAAGATTGTATCCATCGACACCTCGCAAGTCTCTAAAACGAGAGGCCGACGCAAGAACAAAATTACAGCCACCAGAGAAAATACCATCTCCATCTGAACCCAAAAAAAAGTGTAGTATAATTTAAAAATGAACCTGAACATGACATCTATTAAGGACGCATGGGGTGTGAATGATATTAGCAGCGCCCATTCGACGCCGGATAGAATTCAAAAGTCGTCCTTTTACAGACACCCGAACGCGATCGTAGACACTCGACCGTCACGCATCGATGTCGCGCTATTCGATCGTGACTTGATTACGGAACTCTACTCTCATACCCCCGAATATCGTACTAAATTAGTCACCGAGCGTTTGACACGCGAGCGAACGACCCGACCCTCCGTGATGATTCCTCCGGTCGTACATTCCAAAGAACCGGTGGAATCCGACAACCCACCCGCAAACGAACTCATTGAATATTTCAATATACAAAACCCTGATTTGGGTATTCTTATTCTAGTCACGTTTGTGTTATTGCTGTTAGATAAACTCGCGACGATTTGGAAAAACTCTTAAGCGGTACCGATTCCGAAGACGGCGTCTAAGGTCGTCATCTTTTTGGGGTTGGGTTTGATTTTAATAGCGTTGTTCATCACCTTGGTATCGGATTTAAAGGTCGTGTCGTTGACGGATTTCGCCGACTCGGTTCGCATCACCCAATTCGACTGTTGTTTTTCAATGACATGATCGATTTTTACAATCGGAGGGAGTCGGAGGTCGTACACAAATTCGCGAGACGTTTCGCGGAACTGATCGATCGACATATCGCCCCCGAATTCTATTAGGCATTGTCTAGGTGGCGCACATCCGACGCGCGTGAACGGAGCGTGTGGGTTGGCTTTCGAATACATGAACGAGATTAGCATATATTGATTGTTCTTCTGGGAGTTGTTCTCATAGTGATTGTACGCTTTCATACACTCGAAACTACAAAAACACCCGAACGTGGTGAAAAGGTCGGTTTTGGAATCGTACGCGACGGGTAAGGACAATGGGGTGTTGTTCGGGAAATCATGACAACACCACCAACACCAACGCGGAACTTCAGAAGAAGAATTCTTTTTTACGGGCATTGTGTTTATTTATGATCGATAAGTATCTTTAATTATGTTAAAAATCAATGATGGACGATGCCACTCCCATTTTCGCACTTAAGAGCGACGAACCCAACATTCGCAAGCAACCCTTGGAGGTGATGTCGTACAGCGACGTCCTACGCAGCATGGACAGTACCGCGGCGCCGCATCAACCCACGACGCCACCACCACCACCGATTCCACCCAAACCGCCCGTAGTAGAACCCGCGCCGTTTGTTGCGGAACCCGCCATCATGTACAATCCATCCGCGATCACACATCAACCACCAGCGCCACAACCGCCCGCGGAAAATGCAACAAAGCCTGATCTCAAACAGTTCCAAAACGAAATGCTCATTCTGTTAGTGTCGTACATCGTCATACACATGTCCACGGTGCAGGCCTGGATCGCGACCAAGATTCCGAACATCGTGAACACCGAAACAGGAACCATGAGCGTGTTGGGCTTACTGACCAACGGTATTCTGTTGATTGTGTTATGGAACGTGGCGAAACGCCTAGTACTCAAATATATGCAAGAATCCATTGAGTTTTAAATTTAAAGAAATAGACCCTTACAAACGAAAGAGGTCTCTCGTCATGGAGAACAAATCGCAAAAGCTTCTGAACTCATTACGTGTTTATTACGGAAATAGAAACCGTTTCAGTATGATTGAATCGATCATCAACGCGAACCCGGACTCGAACAAAGTGTCCTTACGATTAGTCGATTGGCTTATTACAAACTATTCCAAATCGAGAAATATCGTGTATTATGTGAAGAATATTCCTTTCAATATCCATCAAAGTTACAAAAACATGTTGAAAGCGTATTCGAAGCGTTTGTTCGACCCCTTTAGGCGGCACGGGCGTGTCGTATTAGAATTCGACGGACGAACGCTGGAGACCACGGTTGCGCAGTTGTCATTTTTCAAGTGGGCGATCGACAATGATGTGCTCAAGTACGCCATCGATCACAAGAGTGATATCAAAGACGACATGGATACGCATACACGTCACAGACACGACAAGACCATCGTAGAAAAGCGGAAAGAGTTGTCCAAATGCACCAAAGGTGCGAATATGTATAGCGTGAATATATGTGTTTCGTTTACGTAAAAAAAGTATATAGATTACTTCAAAAAAAAATGAACCCTGTCATCATATCTATCGTTTCCACCCTTCTTCTTTATATCGGTTTGTATTTGTATCGCAAGTGCGAGAACCCGGAAGTGTTTGACCGAAACACGGCGATTTACGCGATCGCCACGGGCGTGGTAGTGTTTATCGGACTCTACACGTACCAGACGAAGACGGTCACGGAGACCATCAACGAAAATATCATGACGACCCCTTATGTAAATTAATTTAAGGACTTATGGCGATCATTAAATAATCATGGTTCGTAATTTCGGAAAAGGAGGTAAAGGGGCTAAGAAAATGAAGAATGGAGTCGAATCCAATAGAATATTGTTGTTCAAAGAAAATGGTCAAGAATATGCTGTTGTTCAAGAAATGTTAGGTCATGGAAGGTGTTTATGTTCATGCACCGACAATTTGAGTCGATTGGGAATCATACGCGGAAATATGCGAAAGGGAAGTATGAACCGAGTGCATAAAGGAGACACCGTGCTCGTTTCGTTAAGAGACTTTCAAGACAACAAGGCGGACATTGTTCATTTGTACACACCGGACGAGGTGCGGTCGCTACAAGCCTACGGCGAGCTTCAAGCGAATCCGCATGAAGAACAAATAGACGAGTTTGTGGAATTTTCTTGATTTAAAAAAATGCGCCTTTCTTTGGGTATGAAATCACCTCACGAAATTCTTGGCGTGGCAAATGGAGCGTCGGAAGAGGACATCAAGAAGGCGTACCGTAAATTAGCGATGAAACATCATCCGGATAAGGGCGGAGATCCGGAAAAGTTCAAAAAAATCAATGAAGCGTTCGATAAAATTCAAAATCCGCAACGCCAACATCCTTTTATGAATGGCGAGGACATATTCTCTCATTTTTTCAGAGGATTTCAGCAAATGCGACATATTGTAGACGTGCCTGTGACGTTAGAGGATTTGTTTACGGGAAAAAAATTCAGAATCAATGGGAATGAGGTGGTTATCCCTCCGAAGACTCCGTTGACGACACGCATCGAGGTACCTGGCACGAACCTCATGGTGCAACTACGTTTACAGAAGCACCCGATTTTCCAAGTAGAAAATGGTACATTCAATTTGATATATAAACAATCGATCAGCTTGTGCGAGGCCTTGCTCGGGTTCAAAGGTCGAATCAAACATCCGGACAAGACTATGTTTTTTGTACAAACCCAAAGTCAGAAAATCATCGGTCAACATCAAACCATGCGGATTCCAGGGAAAGGGATCCCGTGCAATCCCCGTGGTGGGGTGTCCGATCTCATTGTGGTATTCGACATTCATATGCCCACAGACATTGACGTATCCAAGTACGGTGGTGTCATCAAAGAAATGCTACGATTTGACGTCCCCGAGCTCACCCCCAATGTCGGCGAAGAAGTCATTAGTTTAAACTAAGGAAATAATATATACTATTAAAAAAATGATACCCAAACTGATTCATCAAACGTGGAAAACCAAGGACGATCCGCGAGTGGATCGATTGCGTTTATCATGGATCGACCGACACCCGGGGTTTCAATACGTGCTGTACGACGACCACGACATTGACCGATTCATTCGCAAGTACTTTGATGACCGTGTGTACTTTACCTACAAACGCATCGTAAACGGATCCCTCAAGGCGGATTTTTTCCGATATTGCGTGTTGTACATCCACGGCGGTGTGTACGTCGACATCGACTTGTATTGCGTATCTCCGCTGACGAACGGTATCGTTTGTTTCGACACGGACACGTTAGTCTCGGCGTCCGACTACCAGGAGAGGGACTACCAAACACCCAACGCAAACTATAGAAGAGATGTCATCTTTCAAGGGTTCTTATGCGCGCAACCGTTCCATCCGTTCATGCAGTACATGATCAACTACATGTGCTTCGTCATGTCTCACAATTTATACAAACACGACATCTTCAGAATCGGAGGACCGCAAGCCTTCGCGGATCGGTTTGACGAGTTGTATTTCTCATCGCAAGTCGGTAAACTATACACGACGAAAATCACCCTGCGCGAATCCAACAACCATTTGTTGGACGGAAAAATCAAATTGGTCTCGCACATTCATGAGTGCGAAGTCTTGGGCTATAATCGAAAAATATTCGCGACGTGCCAACACCCGATCAATCGAACCCAAACGCCGCACTACAGCCGGGATTTCAACGCGTACGCGAAAACAGGGTATTATCATTAAACAACTACCCGATATAACGTGTACGTACCTGCGGTAGGACTGTTGCGGGTGATACGCATCATCGTCCCCGGCAACGCCCCGTAGTATCGAGCCACCGGGTCTCCGGACAACATTAACGGGAAATGCTTGAGAGGGGTTTTGTACTCGCGAACGACCGCCGCCTTTTCTTCCGCGGACAACGGCTCGTGTTTGGGCACGAGTTCGTGCTTGGTCACATTGAAGGACAACTCGTTCTCGGAAAAGACTTGCACGTTCAGATCGTTGACGTCCGTTGCGATGAACTGCTTGGCGAACGACGTGATGGTCGCTTTGTACACCAAGATCAGGCACGTGTACTTGGTCGGGTCGTCGTCCAACATATCCCGTAGGCTTTTCATCTTCTTCACGCTGACTTTGGGGTCGTATACAAAATAGACCAACACGCGTTCGCGCGACGAAGAGGACGCCACAATGCGGTCGACGGTGTCCGTCTCCACGACGTGAAACCCACGATCGTGCAACATCTCATGCACGGTCTGGCGAACCACGCGATTCATGGCGATTTGTTTACATTTCCATTCATTTGGTTAAATAATATTTGAGAAGGGTGAGCAGCAATAACAGATACGTACCCATATGAACGTCCCGATTCGTCACACTGTACACTGGTGACACCAACCGCTGCATGAACAGTTCGTTCTTGGGTGTGTCCGGAAACAGTCGCTGCTCGAGCAAGGTGAGCGCACATATGTCGTTGTTCAAGGTCCAATGGAACAAAATACTGGATAGAAGCGCAACATGCAACAACAGAAGGTCCTTACCCACTTGTGGGATGATGGGTAAAATGATCAGGTATGCGACGAGGAACCCATGAAGCGACGCAATCCAGTTCATTTATTAACTTAAAGAACGTAAAATTTTTACATCAAATGGAGACTACGGATTGTGTTACCTATCTTCATTTGACCGAAGATCTCCTTACATTAATTTCGGTAGGAATATCCATTATAATCTGGTTGTTGAAAATATACTTTAAGAACGTAACATAACCAAGTAGTAAACCATGACGTGGTGCACGGTGAATACCAAAAAGGGCACGGCATGCTGCAATCGAGCGCGATACAAGGTCAACAATCAACCTTGTTGCAAAACACACGCCAAAGTATTACAGAAACCGGGTGAACCGATCGAAGAAGACTGTGCGGATTGTCCGATATGCATGAACACAGTGCGCATGAGTAAAGCGACGAAAACCATTTGCGATCACGTCTTTTGTAAGAACTGTCTGAACAAATGGTTGCGTAGAAATAATAATTGCCCCATATGTCGAACGGTCTTGGTCGAATCTCCGGTAATTACCGAGTTTGAAGACGTCGAAGCATTGGCGAATGAAATGATCATACGATTGATCGAATCGGATCGTATTCAATTGAGTGGAAATCAATTTGTCATCGAATGGATAGATATTCATGACTTGTCGTTGTTAGAGCATTGGAACAACAACATTTCTGATACGAATCAGATTATTTATATGATTTAGCATCTATGATAAAATAGTCCACACGATCGAATCCTTTGAGTGTATCTGTGGTACAAGGGATCGCATTCTCGCAATGAAAATGATAATCCGTCGCGATACACCCTCTCTCACAAATCGACTCTAACCGTTGTGCGCGATGCACAGTGGTCCCGAACAAACGGAATGTTCGACCGTCAATGACCCCCGCAGTGACAGGACCGGTTGCGATCCCTACGCGTAGATACATACGGGGCTCGCCTAACTCTTGGTGAAGGAACGTATCGACTTGCGTTTGAATCACACAGGCCACACGTATGGCGACATATTGACTGATACGAGTCGTTTTGACCATGAAGGGCGCGTGTGCGATAATGAACACGCAATCTCCGATGAGTTCATGCACGTATACGAACGGATACATTTCAATGACGCAAGAATTCGCGATTTCGTAGATCCGTTGGAGCATCGCCGCCATATGACCCCCTCCTTTTCGGCGAACAAAATCTGTACTCTCGCACACATCCATCATGATACATGTAACGTTATCATATTCTTGCACGTGGTAATGGTCGGAACCTATGAAACATTTATAATCCGTGGGGATGGTGTCTCGAATGCTGGACAATGAACAACGTGTATTCGCATTCACGTGAACAATAAACCCGTTTACATAACCTTGTTCGTCCAATTGAATGTCGATTTCAATGCGGCACATAAAAGGACACCCGTGTGTGGTATACATCACATATCGACATGCTTTGGACATGTTGTTTCGCAAGAGTCGTTTCATTAATGCGCGAAGCTGCTCTTTGTTTGCGTTCCGAACGAGTCCAAATAAATGTTTTTCGTGAATGTTTGCGATATACTTGGACATAAAACGAGTGATCGGTTGGTTCAATATGTCCTTCGTGGACGTTGCGCGTAAACATCGCAAAGCATTCGGGTCACAATCGTAGATAATATGAGACGCATCACATAATAACACAAATCGTTCTAACATATTTTTAAATATCAATTCTTATTTAATTGATCAAACGGGTAAACGTTCGGGCGGGAATGGGCCAATAATTACGATTTCATGTTGTTTTAGCCAATGGAAATAATACAACAAAAAATGGTAATATTAATTAGTCAATTTTTTTTGGAGCATTTTGGTAATATTAATTAGTCATTTTAGTTGGAGTAGGCAAGACCACCCATACCCGCCTGGATGCGGAGCACGTTGTTGGAGATGGCGTACACGAGGAGCTCGGCATCGGCACCGGAATTTTCGTGCACCTTGTTGAGGGTCAGGGTCACGTTGTCGAGACGAGAGAAGTTGGCGGTGCCGGAGGGCTGATGAGCCTCGGGGTTAAGGGCGAAGGAGTACGCGTAGATGTACTTGGAAGGGATCCTGGTGAAGTGCTGGTAAGGCTGGACCAGACGGAAGTAAGAGGCGTCGCGTTCGGTGAAACGGTCGTGGCCGTTGAACTGCAGCTTGCAAGTCTCGAAGGCGTCGCCGGTGGGAGTGGCAAGCGCGGCGTCGTAACCGTCGGTGACCACCTCGGTTCGACCCCATTCCAGAGGGTCGCTGTTCGCGGGGCGGACCACCCACACGAGAGCCTTCACGGGGTGGTTGAAGTTCAGGCGGAAGTTGGGAGAACGAGTGGTCTCGGGACCGGTGTGCTGGAGCTGCTCGATGAGGTACTCGTGGGAAGACTGGGCGAAACGGCGACGCTCGTCGGTGTCGAGGTAGACGTAGTCGACGAACAGGCGGGGGTTGGTGATTTCAAGGGCCGGTTCGGTAGAGCCCTCGACGGCCAGATCCAGGACACTGCGGGCACGGAACTGGATATTGACCTTGACCTCGTGGTACTGCAGGGCGATGAGGGGCAGGGCCAGGCCGGGGTTGCGGCTGAAGAAGAACTGCAGAGGGATGTACAGCTTCGTAGACTCCAGGGGGGTGCTTTTGCCGGCGTCGCGGCGACCGATCATCTCCTTGAAACCGGTGCGCTTCTCCTCGGGGAGGGTGAGCTCGGACCAAATGTCGAGCCACTCACCGTAGTGCTTGTCAATGCGCTGGCCGCCAATCTCGAGCTCGATGTACTCGATGAGGGCGTGGCCGAGGGAGTTGACCACCTCGGATTTCTTGTTGACAGTCACCTCGAGCCACATGTTGGTGATCAGATCACCGTTACGGCTGATGGTGCAAGTCACGCGGTTGCCGAGGGTGGCGTTACCGTTGAAGGTCTGCTCGATGGACTCCATGGCGAAGTTGGTGTGGCGGCGGTAGACCACCTTAAAGAAGCTGATTTCGGGCTTGCCGGTCAGGAAGACGTCCTGGGCGCCGTAGGCTACGAGTTGCATAAGTCCTCCTCCCATGGTTGTCTGTGTGCTTAATAATATTAAAGCGAAGAAAAAAAATGGCCCGATTTTCAACGTACCCCCATGTGTCAGAAATGTGAATACAAAAATACAACCTATAATACAACACATCATGAACCTTCAAATCAAGAAGTTCAACCCTAAAACGATGAGAGACAATTCGGTGGTGGTCTATATCGCCAAGCGCATGAGTGGAAAGTCGACGTGTGTGAAAGACATCATGTATCACAAAAAGCACTTACCTGCGGGTGTGGTCATGTCCGGGACGGAAGAGGGTAACTGTTTCTATCAAGAATTCGTCCCTGACTTGTTCATCTATAACGAGTTTCGATCCGATGTCATCGAAAAGGTGGTCGCACGACAACGCACGTTGATCAAACAGGGCGAGCGCGATAGCCCGGTGTTCATTATCCTCGACGATTGTATGTACGACAAAAAGTTCCTGCGTGAGAAGATTATGCGACAGATCTTTTACAACGGACGACACTGGAACGTTTTTTTCATGTTAACCATGCAGTATTGCATGGACCTCTCGCCCGATCTTCGATCAAATATTGATTACATATTCGTATTTAGAGAAAACATCCTACAGAATCGAGAGAAGATTTATAAGAATTTTTTTGGTATATTCCCAACCTTTGAAATGTTTAACCAGGTCATGGATGCTTGCACAGAGAATTACGAATGTATCGTTCTTGATAATACCATAAAGAGTAACAAGATAGAAGATGTTGTGTTTTGGTACAAGGCCAGGCTGTTCGATCCTAAAAAGTCCTTTCGCGTCGGACACCCGCGGTTTTGGAACGCCCATAATCGTTTGTACGACCCTAAACACGACGATCGTGAAATGGAGGACTTACAAAACCAGTATCGAAAGACGGCGAAGAACCGGATAACAGTAAAAAAACAAGGCTAGTTTAGAAGTTCCCTGTCCACTGAATCGGCGGGAGTTTGTGTATCGGGTTCGATTTCTTCGGTGGTCACTACCGGTGGCGGGGCATTCATGGCGTTCTTTTTTTGTTCCTCAAAGTGTTGTTTTACCAGCATCTGTTGTTCCTTATGTCCCTGAATGATGTCGTTGAGTACTTTGTCTTGATACACGGTGTTTTCTATCATATTCGCGTCGGGTGGGATGGGTAACCATTTGTACATATCCACGAGGAACACATCAAACGTCGTGTCTATCTTGGACAGTCTCTCCGCATGACGTTTGCCCTCTTCTTCGGTCGCAAATACGCCGCGAATTTTCAGCGCACAAGTGTTGTACTTTTGGTTCGAGGTCGGGGACACGATCGAGATGCACGCGAAACGCTGGCTCGGGATTTGAATGGCGTCCTCTTCCAAGTGGTCGATCATCCTATTTTACGTGTACAAGATGTTTATTTTTTAAATGTGTTTCTTGAATATAAAATCAATCGGCGAAATCTGCTCCACGGGTGTGTATCCATACTCTCGGCGGATAAAATCCATCTTGTCTTCTCGGTCCTCCGGATGAATCTCAATAAACAAAACGGGCGATTGTAACGTCAATAGTCGTTTCATCCCGGCGAGTGCGCGCATTTCATGCCCTTCCACGTCCATTTTCACGAGTGTGACGTCTCTAAAATCGTGTTCGTCGATGGTCGTTGTGGAGACAGGAAGATTGCTCGGGTCGACCCGTTGTTCCATCGTGCCTTGACCCCCAGAGTTGATAATCAATTTACTGTCGAAATCGATCTGTTCTACGTACACGACCGGTCGTGTCCCGTCCGACACCGCGCGTTGGTACGTCCGGATGTTCGGTCGAGTCGAGCAGTTTTGTTCCAGAAGGCTGTAAATCGCCGGATGGGCTTCGAACGAAAAGACGAAACGATCGCTCGGGATCATTTTTTGCAAAGCGATGGAATGCAACCCGATGTGCGCACCGATATCGATGACGTTACCTTCTTGATAATACATATTAAATTGAACCACCATATAATGTTCCCATATTAGGTTTTTTTGAATGTGGTCACATACGTATTCGTCGTGGTGAAACAGTTGGACCGACCCATAAAAGGGATGATCCCTTTTCAGATAAGGCATTATTAGAATAGAAACAAGTTAAAAGGAGGAGTCATTTGTACGCATCAGTTTCTTTGAAAATAATATTTTAAAGAATTTGTCCGTTTGAAAAAAAGAAGAGTATGGTCGTTGGTGACTGGCATAAGACTTGGCAAGGGCGTTTTGAGAACACCGAGGTGAAAAGGGAATGTCCCGTCATGAACCGTTACGCGGACGCCATGGTGGGTGACGTGTGTATCGAGTTTCAACACAGTCCGATCTCTAAATCGAACGTGGATGAACGTACCCAAGATTGGGTATCGATCGGGAAAACGGTCGTATGGGTGGTGGACGGGAATGACGAAGATATTATCCAGATACAAGACCGTATATTGATCGACTTTCGCAATTACTGGAAGTACAAACACTTTGTAGATTGTGAGAACGTTCTTTTGAACGTAGGAGACTCGGTGTACGCTTTGTACCCGCATCGAGTCAAGAGCCATCTTACCGAGCTATTTGCCGTTTGTACCGTGGATACGTTTGTCGATTACGTGTCCCGCGTTTCCTTTCCCGTTCCCGAACGCGAGCACGTGCGCACGACGGTGTACATCAAGCAGCAAGGCGCAGGAAACGGCAAGACGTACGGTGTGGTACAACTGATTCAAGACCCGGCGTTCGCGCACGTAAACACCTTTATTTATTTGACCAAACAACATTCTGCGAAGGCGGTCATCAAGAGCGAAATCGAGGACCAATCTCGACGCGGCCTCCTGAACCACGTGGAGGGTCTGTCCGAAGCGACCCTCGCGAATAAAAAGTATCTTATTACGTTTCGACACAATGGATTGGACAAGAAGATTATTATCGCGACATTTGACGCGTTCGTGTACGCGTTGGGAAACCGAAACGTCAAAGGGCTTGACATGTTTCGGAAAATGGTACAAAGCATCATCGACGACGAGATTCGATGTTCGTCCAACGGAAATTTCCGACTCAGTGGAATTGACGGGTATCTCCGTTTGAGCAAACAACTCCTTTTGATTGGGGACGAGATGCAAGACCTCGACATGAGCTACGCTCGAGCGTTGTTAAAAGTCTCGCGCGAAAGGTACGTCGACCTGTACGCCGTCGGGGACCGTTTACAAAGCATTTCGTCCGTTCATAACGCGTTAACGTATCTGTCGGAACACGAGTTCCATGAGTCGATTTTCGCCATCGTGCGTTACCCTCCTGAAAACAAGAACCGACGCATCGTGTCCGAGAGCCGATCGATGGTTCCGTTCATCAATCGAACGGTTCCTTTTGAGAAGTTTGGCTTGAGTCCGATCGAATTCGACGGTGAAAACGACGGGCCCCAGTCTGTTCAGTTTATTCACGGAAGTGACGCGTACCAAGACGAGGACAAGATTATGAACGAAGTGGCCAAGCTGATGACGCATTACGCGCTCGAAGTGACGCAACACCACCGTAAGCCGAATGACTTTTTGATTGTTACGTCCTACGTTCGACGAAATCCCTTAGTGGAGGCGTTCCACACGGCCATCCGCGAGTTTTGGGAATCCAAGGAAAATACCAACCGGTACAAACAATGGTCGGTGTTTCACAAGTCCGAGGAGGGATCTTCGATCGATCTGGAAGAGTCGACGGACGCCACGCGGATCGTTTCGATCCACTCGTCCAAAGGGGACGGCAGACCGGTCGTGTTCGTCTTGGACGTCACGGAGCCCGTGCTGATCAAGTACAGCGACGGTGTTCGAAACTTGGTCTACGAGTCGTTGTTACATGTCGCGTTGACGCGCGCCAAGGAGCGTATGTATATCCGATACGTTCCGGAAAACATGTGCGAAATCGCTCAACGGTTCGCGGCGTACGAAGGCCTCTACGAGTATGCGTATTCTCTCCGGAATCTTCCTCGTCGGGTAGACGTAGATCTTCTCGTGGAAGATGACGAAGCGATTTTCGAGCGGTTCCGACCCCACTTGAACTTTCCGAAACTCAAGGACACCGTCGACGACACGGAGGTCATCGACATGCAACACCACATCGCGCGCGGAATCACGCACTACTACATGACACTCCTGTGTGTAGCGGATACGTTCGACAACTCGAGTCAGAATATGGTTCGTATTCTAAAGGATATCCGGAGTTACCGGATCCAAGTGTGCGAACCGGATTTGTACTTTCGGTTCGTCCGAATGAAACGAACCGCGTCGGGTTACAACAACGACATGCGTGATCTATGCGTCATTCCGATTTTGCGTTACAAGTCGTTCGGCGGAGACTATCAGACGTATCTGGACCAGATTTTAAAACAAGTCGCCCGAATCCGAACATTACCCATGAATCAACTCTCGACGAAACTGGGCACGCTCGGCATGCTCGTCTTGGGCCATGTCGTTGCGTTGTACGCGCACGGGAATTTCACGAGTTTCCCCATCACCGACTTGTACGACATTGTGCACTTGTTTTCCGGATTGACCGAGACAGAAAAGAAGGACTTTAAGACACTCCATTACGCAAAACTCGCGAGTATACGAAAACGCGTGGCATTGTTGCACGACGAGTACCCTCAGATGCGCTTTGCGATCGAAAACCCGGTGTGTTATCAGGGTCATTCGGACGACTTTGACATCCATCACACTTTTTCGATGATCGGTCGGGACCCAGAGACGGTCCTCTTGTGTGTGATTCAACCGCAATTCAGCGCGCTCCACGTGAACGGGACGGTACTCCGCGCGGCGTTCTACACGCACTTGGCACAAAACGCCACGAAATCGGAAAGCAAACATCGGTTCGATTTCGAGAACAAACGGATCCGTGTGTGCGTGATCGCTTTTGACCAAGATCCCGTATACATCGATCTTCCCGACGTCGATTTGCCGTTTCGCGACACGCTCCGACAAGGACTCCACGCGCACCTTCGACGGTCTCACGCGCACGTACACGATACCCTCCGCCGTATCCAAAACCCGTCGGAAGAGCTACGCGTATTGATAAAAAAAATAACACGAGACGGTTACATCAAGCGTTATCTGACCACCTTGGAGGACCAGATACAAGACTCACCCGCGCTATGTTGGGACCACGTGATGATCAACCTAGAAAATCAACTGGACAAACGGTTGGACCGGGCGTTAGACCAATTCTTCGGGCACGCCGCAGATTCGTTCTAACAAGTCTCCTGTTGGTGTTTCTTTCATAGGAATCTCAATGATTCGAGTACTTGTGTTGGACATGAAATGTTTGTGATAACACTGCGAAATGAACATGACTTTGTGTTGGAAAGGTAGTTGACAAAAACGTAAACCAATCTCTTCGTTGAATTGATCACGGTCACATAGTTTAAACAGGTAATGATTCATCTGTGTAGGCATTCGTGCTTTTCGTCTGTTCCATTTTTCCAAGGCGATATCGATACTAGTGTCATGAAGGAAATGAATTTCAATGGCGTTATCGATGATACCAATCGGATATTTCGAAGACGGGTTATACTTGGAACGAGAATTGGGCAAAGGTACGGGTTCTATAGCCATATAATGTTCAAAGTTTTCAAGTAGTCGGATGTAATCTGGCGAATACAAAAATATTCCAACGAAAGGTGTGTTATATTCGTACTTGTTCTTTTTGTAATAGTTTAGACCGTAGCAATTATTGGAAATAATGCACCACATTTTTTCCTGGTCACGCTTAAAATACCAACTTAAAAAAAATTGAAAAAATCTAACTCAACCACGAACAACCCATGGAGACTTACTTCGAACTCGCCGGTCCGGAAAAGGTCGTCCGTGCCTTTCTCGAACGATTCGTGGTCGACCCGGTTGACACGAAAGACGCGGAACTTTTGTCCAATGCCGTTGTGTGCGGGGGTACATTCGCCACGGGAAACTCCCGTTGGACGCGTTTGACGAATTCTTGTACATCCACGAGGACGACTGTGAAATCATGGCCAAGTTCAAAGATGACGACGTCCGTGGGTATTATAACAACCGTTGCTACGCGTTCCTCGCGGACGACGAACAACTGTGCGATCCCTTTTTCGAAACGCATTATTAAACGCTTTTGTGGAACGTCCAACCGGTAATTTTGCAAATGTCGCGCCATATGCAATCTTGTTGATAGAGCTTCTCTCGGCTTTTCAACAACGGAAACAACTCCATCATATCTGTTTCACCGAGTAGTTCGCAAAACTTGTACAATATGTACGAGTAGCTGAAAAAGTTTTTACGGTTCTTCGGACACACCTGCTCGAACGGTTCCTGAATGTCGTGGAACATATTGACCAACGTTTCATACAACTCACCGGAAATCACGGGCGGTGGCTTGCCGTTGAGGATGTTCGTAATCTGTCGCGCGTGTTCGTAGTATTTGTTCAGATTTAGTTTTTTCAGGTACATCTTGACCTTGGCCTGCGTGATTTCGTTCACGTCCATGACACGCGCCTTTTTGAATTCGGCCTGCATCTTCGCGATAACATCGGGCGGAATTTCGGAGCGCTCCTTGGCTTGCAACTGCGCGAGCAACTCGCGGAGATGATTGATGCGTTTGTACGCAAAGTGCACGCTCGTGTCGGTGTTCAATTCCTGCTCGTACGTGAGACCGGACACGCTCGGTTCGAAGTACACGTCGTGGTTCCCGCACGTGGGACACACAATGTACGCCTCGTTGATCGCCAATCGCATCGGGGTCTGACAGTCGGGACACAAGATACCTTGGGTGCCGATGGACGGCTGAAGCTCGGGCTTGTGATGATCCGTGCTTCCTTCGATTTTGTGTAAATAGGACGTCAGTAACTGCCCACGCTTGTTTTGGGTCTTTTTTTCGACGTAACTGCAAATCGACGTTTTGTCGTCATTTTCAATCTTGGAAAACTCGGTATCCGGACGAAACATCTCGTTGTGCTCCTGCAATACGCTGGACACTTTGATCAGATAGTCGGTTTCGGTCCTTTGCGACAACAAACGGACACGTTCCGTCAAACGGTAAATCTCGTCGTCTACACGGAGCATCTCGAATACGTCGTCTGTGTGTTGTTCCTTTTGCTTTTCGAGGCGGGTGATGGATGCTTGCAGCGACTTGATCTGCCTATGCCGATCGTCGAGTTCGGAGACCTTTTGTTGATGGCGCTGGTCAATCGACATATTATCCGTAAAAACAAATCAAAACTTTAAAACGATTTAAAGAAACGAAACGTGAAAAGGGAAAATATGATGTTCAACTATATTATCCTCAACGCCATCTACTACTACACATGCGTGGTGAATTTTTACACCGAGCTCTTGAATCGAGTGACGATCAAACCCCCTCCGTTATTCGTGTATAAAGTGCTCAAGGTAACGGACGAACACCAGGAGGATCTCACGGATACGTATTTGAATGGCGGCGACATCCAGACGCCCGACGACGTGTCGTGGGTGGAGTATCGATTCACATGGAAGCGTGACAAGAAGTACCGTGTCGTTTGTACCCATCCGGAAGAACCCGGTCCGTCGCACGACATGTTGGCGCGCGCGAACGGTACGTCGAACCACAAACGCATCGTCATGGCCGTGCTTGTGAACCCTTCGGCGAATATCGAAGAGAACGTCATCGATCGAGTGTACAAGTTCGCGGGACCTAGGTCCGACTTTTTCGGAAACAAGCACCTACGAATGAAGCATCTGTTTTACAACGACGACATCGACTCCGAAACGGTGCTGAAGGTATTATGGAGCGACGGATCGTTGTTATCGTACGAACCGGATACGACGTTGATTTAAGAATAATCTATGATTAACATAGTATTACAAGATGGTCTCCGCACTCACCATGTACTCCAAGGACAACTGCCCTCGATGTGTTGTGGCCGAGGGTCTTTTACAAAAACATAATTTGCATGTGCAAGTGCATATTGTCAAAAAAACGAATCTTTACGGACTTCTCAAGGAGATTGGCGCACAAGAGGAAGACGACGTGGTGTCGTTCCCCATTTTCTACGACGGATCGCGTGCGTACTCGACCGAAACGTTCCTTGAGAAGTACGGAGAGCCCGTCTTAATGGAAAACCCGGACCGTTTCGTGATTTTTCCCATTCGGTACGCAGATCTTTGGGAAATGTACGAGCGATTGGTCGCGTCGTTTTGGACCGTGAATGAGATTAACTTTGCGCAGGACGAGGCGGATTTTGCGACCATGTCGGAGAACGAACGTGGTTTTATAAAAAATATTCTCGCGTTCTTCGCGGCGTCGGACGGTATTGTCAACGAAAACCTGGCGCGTAACTTTAGCGACGAAGTGCAAATTCCGGAAGCCAAGAGTTTTTACAGTCTGCAGCAATTTAACGAGACGATTCACAGCCACACGTACAGTCTCATGATTGATCGTTACGTACCCAATCTAGACGAAAAGATGCGTCTGCTCCGTGGGGCGCACACCATTCCGTCCGTGAAAAAGAAGGCCGAATGGGCCATGAAATGGATCAATCGTGAAAATTGTCCCGAATTCGCCAAGCGTTTGGTAGCGTTTGCATGTGTCGAGGGTATCATGTTTTCGGGTTCCTTTTGTGCCATTTTTTGGCTCAAGAAACGTGGCCTGATGCACGGCTTGAGTTTTTCGAACGAACTGATTTCCAGAGACGAAGGCATGCACCAAGACTTTGCCGTGATTTTGTTCAAGTACCTCAAGAACAAGCCGAGTCAAGAGGTCGTGGGGGCTATCGTAGCGGAGGCGGTGCTCAACGAGAAGGAGTTTATCATCGAGTCCATCCCGTGTCGCATGGTGGGGATGAACGACGTGCTCATGGGCGAATACATCGAGTATGTCGCCGATCGGTTGTTGCTTCAACTCGGGTACTCCACGCTTTACGGAACGAAAAACCCGTTCGACTTTATGGAGCACATCTCACTGTCCGGAAAGACCAACTTTTTCGAACGTCGTGTGGGCGAGTACGCAAAGGCGGGTGTGCTCACGACAGACAATCTAAACACCTTCGGTATCGATGAGGATTTTTAAAAGAAAATACATTAATAATGCAAAAGTTCCTTACGGTTCAATCCAAGTTAAATCAAAAGTTTAACAATACGGGCAATTATTTAGGCGTTGTGTTGCTCATAGGAATGCTCGTGTGGCTCGTCACACGGTGTGTGCGGAAAAACCATTTAAAAATAAGCGGTTTTAATACTTTAAATGACGTCCGAGAGCACCATCGGATCCTTTATCGCAATGATGGAGCAGTTTATCGATGAGTTGGCCCTGACCTTCCCCTCGGAGACGAAGATTAAGGTGTACAAGAACTCCTTTGACCTTCTCAAAAAGTCAAACCCCCGTAAGATTCTGACCGTGTTCATGGAGCATGTGGGTCCGTATTCGCAACAGATTATGAACAAGGACGAGTCGGTGATGCTTGATGGAAGCATTCCTCTTAATCAGGAGCTCAACCTCAAGAGTATATGGGAATCGCCAGGAACCACCCCGAACACCAAGGAGGCCATTTGGGCGCATCTCAACACGTTGCTCATGTTCGGTACCACCATCAGCAACATTCCGTCCGGACTGATGCAAAGCATCGAGCAACTCGCGCAGCAATACTCCGGTCAGATTGGAGAAAACACGATTGACCCCAACATGTTATTGTCCGGCGTCCAGAGCATGATGAAGAACTTGTAGACTTGAATCATTCGAAAAAACATCAAAATAAAAAAAAGAGGGACTCAAATCCCATTCAAACAAGCAAAAACCCCTTTACTTGTTTCAATGGAAAAAAACGTGATGTAATTATAAAAAAAATGAACTCGTTTGTTGTGATTGTGTTGGTTGTTTTCGTGTTGTATTTCGTGACCCCTATGGACCGGTGTGTTCGTAATTCGCAAACGGATGCGTTTCTCCGAAAACTCAAGGCACATACACACCGCCTCGTCCGCGCGCTCGATCCGAACGATCCGCGCACGAAAAAGATACACACCCAATGGACCGGTCGTATCGAGGAAATGGAGCATTCGGAGAACCGGCGGGCTTTTGCGTACAATATAAACAAAGGACAAAAGATCGCGGTATGTGTGCACAATCGTCACGGCGTTCTCAACCCGTTCAACGAGACGTTTTTTGTGTTGATGCACGAGTTGGCTCACGTCGCGACGGACACGTACGCACACGATCGTCCTTTTTGGGACGCTTTTCGTTGGCTTATACGGACCGCCATCGAGACGGGACTTTACCACAACGTGGACTATTCCAAACGACCGGTCGCCTTTTGCGAACATCGTCTGGACGAAAATCCCACTTTTTAAATCTATTTTTAATACATAAATATGAAGTCTTGGATTCACGATTTCTCCCAATTGTCCCCTAAACGCATGTTGTGGCCGTACGAACGCACCGCAAACGCCTTCGCGCGATCGGTGATCTACTACGGTCTTTTGCTGGCGGTGTTGAAGAAATCGGCGACACCGCTCGTGTGGGCGTTGTGTGTGGCTCTTCTAGGGACTTTTCTGAGCACTTCCTCAGCGCACGCCACCTCGCGGGTAAGCCAAAAGGTTACGGTCGACTATCCCGTCCGCGAGTGTCCTAAAATCACCACGAACAACCCTATGGGGAATCCGATGATCGGAATCGACGACATCACCGGAAATTGTCCGGTAAATCACGACGACCCGCGTGTCGCTTCGCGTGTACACATGGCTTTTCACTCCAATCTTCCGATGAGTCATTGGGACATTTACGGGAAAAACAATTCGCAAAGGCAGTTTTACACGATTCCCGCGAACGACCAAACCGGATTTGCACGGTGGCTTTATGATCCCGACCAAGTGATGCGATGTGATAAAACGATCAAGGCGTGTTAAAAAATTCTCCCAGTAATTGTAATGTTTTCCCGAACGTTTTACGATCAAGATGAAACGAACACGCATGCCATCAACAGCGCCAAGCCCCTTCGATACCACATGCCCGTACACAGCGACTTGTTTCAGTCACGACAGGGTATACGTGATATCGACATAGAGACGAACATACGCGCCCAACCCACCCGCCTGAACGAACTCGAATTCCCGAGCGCGGAGTTGTTCGGCACCGCTCCGTTGAAAGCGCGCAACGACGGTCCGGTGGACGTAGAGTCCATGCTCTTTCAAGGACAGACCCGCGTGGAGTGCATGCCGCGCGAACAGCCCTTGTTCGATCGGCTCGTGCTTCCGACCCCCATGCAAACCCACTATCACGACACCATTGGAAACGAAAGCACACGAGCGAATTACAGAAATTTAAATCTTTAAGTAATGTTAAAAAAATGACCTCGCGTGAACAGCAATCGACCAAGGTAAATATGTACATGCTCGAGAATTTCATCCCGGGTACCCCTTCTTGTAATTATAACTGTCGCTCGTTGAACGACAAGACCCATGTCGATGTGGAGACGGTACTCATTCGCGGACGCATTTCCGAGCCAGTGGATAACACGCCGTTCACAACCGAGAAACCCGCGGATCACAACAACAAGCCCCCGCCGATGGTTTCGTTCGAACCCGAGTTTGGCGAACAGACACGTATGTCCAAGGCGTGTTACTTCGAGCAGACCCTGGATCGTTTCGACCCCGTTATGTTTCAGAACAACACCTACGATAACCAAACCTTATTCGGAATGTCGTCGCGCTTGACGAAATATAATATGTGAATATAAAAGTAAATGGAATTTGTAGCATTAGGTGTGCTCGGCGTTTTTGGGTACCTCGGTTCCCAACAAAAAAAACAATCACCCGCTATTATGATTAGTCCACCACCGCAACCCGCGGTTCGGATCACGGACCTCGAACAACAGTTCAAGAACGACGTCGCGGCGCATCTGCGTAACGACGAGGTGGTCCTCCCGTATTTCCGTAGTGAAAAGTCTCAAAACACGAACGAATCGCTCAAGGACCGGAGGCTACAAACATTCACCGGAAGCGACAACCTCGACCACATGTCCAAAAAGGAAGTCGCGGCACCGGCGCCTGTTCGCGACCTTACGAATATGTACGGTTGCATGTTCAATCCGAATATGGACGTGTATAAAAACTCGCTCTCCGGGAGACAACACAACGTGTCACCCGTGGAGCCACAACACATCGGACCGGGCTTGGGTACCGGGTCCGATCCCGGGTTTCATGAGTTTTTCCGCATCATGCCCGATAACGTCAACGGATATCGTAAAAATACCTTCGTCGGGGAGGTCATTCCCGGTCACAGCATGGTGACGAACCGCACGCTCGAGTCGTTCCAAAACACGCGCGACATGAACTTGTCCGACGCGGAACTAGCCCGACTAGGCGAACGTAACATGGATCTTCGCGCGCCCGCGGCGGTCACCGCGCCGCGTCAGAACGCGCCGGTGATTCTCAAAGAAACGCAAGGTGAAATGTGCTCAGAATACACCCAATCGTCGGGATTTGCGAACGCCGGTGTGTACGTGAACGGGGCGAGCACGCGCGCGCACGACCGCACGACGGACGGTCTCGTAAGCAGCGGTGCCTTTGCGAATCGGAACGCCGGGTACCAAAACGCTCGTTACTTTCACAACGACACGGATCGCGAAACCACCAACCCACATCGTACGAACCCGGGGGGTAACGAGTTCGGAACGTACGCGACGTCCGCCGAGGTGGATTCCCACACCCAACGCGGACAAGCGAACGCACGACCCCCTCATGGCGGTACCGGTGGCGCACAGGGCCCTACGATACGCCCCATGAACGACGTGCGGCCCACGCACCGCGAGACCCAAAAAACGGCGTACGCCGGTGGCGCGTTCGCCAACGCGGGTCATACCGTACCGGACGCACAACTCGATCGGTCCACTTTCCGCGGTCAAGCGAATCGCGTGCAGGAAAACGTAGGCCGAGGGTCGTATATCCACGGCTCCACAGACTACTCGAACACACGCGTCGACGCGTACCAGAAGGCGATCGTGGCCGGGTACGAACCGAACATTCAAAAGACCACCAACTGGATGAATTACGACCTGAACTTGACACGCGGTGGATCGGACAACAATCCGAATCGCATATGTTCCAATCCCCAAGGGTTCGTTTCGGGACCTACCCCATCAGAATCCCTCGGAAATGTGTACTTCAACGACAAAACATCTGTGGAAAATCATCGCGACTTTGGGTACACACCGCCCAATCCGTTGGTCACTAATATATTAAGTAAGTAGACCATATGTCGATATTCTTAAGTGCTTTAATCCGGTCGTTTTCCGATTGTAACATGGGAAGTAAGAAGGTTCGGATAAATTGAACAGAGTCAGATGCGATTTCGTGAAGCGACATGCGATGAATTCGGCGTTGTTCGTCGTGAATCTTGAACATGCACATGAAACGGTCGTAACGGATGTGAAAGGTCGGCTATCTTAATCACACGAATCATATTTCCGATTTTAGTGTTAGATCGAATGATGTTCAAATAGTGCGCATGATACTTTAAATCCGTAGACGTGCATAAATTCGTTGTACGAGTCCGTTTGCTCGATATTGAAATGTACGCTTTTATCGGAGTACGATTTTTGACGCTCGATATAACACACCGGCCATTTGTCGTTAGGCACAACGCCGCACATTGAAGTATCGTTTTGTCATATGGCGTGAGATCGGCCATGGTTGTTGTAAGGTGCGTAACCATGGTCAGCACTTCGAACGTATGAATGGCATTATGAAACGCATTTATATGGTTACGTTCCATAATGACATCGTTTACAAACCGTCGAATATGTGTCGGTTTTTATTTTACGATTGGTACACTACGACATAACATGTCACCTGACCGTGTCAAGATCATAAGTCAAATGGGCATCCATTTTCAATTTATTTTATTAATAACACAATCAATATAAATAACAGAAGAAACCCGTACATGGTAATCGGTTCAAATGGGGGGCGTGACCCATTTTGTATAATTAACTGTGGTGAATCCTGTCGTGGAGATAAAGTCTCGTATACGCGGTCTTTGTATGGAAGATTTGAACAACGCGGGGTACAATCGTGTATCATTTTACTATTAAATAACGAATAAGTTTGGGTGGAACCGAGTATCGGTTTCCTAATTTCCCCGTGCCTCTATTTCCTGCATTTGTGTAACTGCACTGCGCCGTGTGAAAATGTCGCTTATACGCCGCGAACGTGGCACACGGCGTTTTTATATTGCACATTTTCAATTGAGTGTTCGGACGATTCGTCCATATATTCGTCACTTTACGATAATTGTATCCGTACCGACAGTAGCAACATGAGTGTTTGTAGCGTTCCCACGATCGCATAAACGGTCGTGTGTGAAGCCGCGCACCACCCCCCGGATTCTCCACAAACCATCTCCACGGACGAAAATATTGGATAATGTCTAAACAACGTTTGACGATCGCGTCCGCTTGGGCATAGTCTCGCACACCGATGGTTTTGGCGACGGAGTATTGCGTACAAGGCGGGCTCGCCCAAATGATATCAAAATATCCGACAGGGAACGCGTTTTTATAGTCCCATGTTCGAATATCCGCGTGAATGGTCGGATGATAACGATCCGATATGTCCACACTGGTCACAACGAACGACGACGGCAACGCCTTGCGCAATGAGTGCGTACCCGCACACAGGTCCAACACTTTCATATCATTTCACAAGCTCCGTTTGGAAATTATAAAAATAATTATTCATGTCGAATCTCACACGTCTTTTTGATGGTTCGTGATTCTTCACGTATACTGGGTTTGAAACAACATCGAAAGAAACTCATTATTAATAAACATAGCAAAGAAATATTCAATAATAGTATAATGCGGTCGTTTGTTATCGTCACTTATTGGTGGGACGGGGTATGTACTAATTCGTCCTATAATCACATCTCGATGCGCGCCCAGACACCTGCGACCTACGAGGAACTCGTGCAACGTCTCCGGAAGCGATGCACGCAATTGGGCTTTGCATTTGACGCGTTGCGTGTTAAAAGCCCGGAATACCAACTCGGTATATCGCTCAAACCCATGGTCATTGAGCACATGCTTCATAAATGGAAACGACCGGTGCTTTATGTGGATTGTGACATTCACATTCACAAGGTTCCGGTGATGATCGAAGACGCGGTCGATTCGTTTGACTTTATGGCGTTCAATTGGTACGCGGATCAACGCGCCGTGCCTATTTCATCAACCACCCCAATTACGTTTGATTGGCACACTCTGTTTTCTAGTGGCGGTGTATTGTTTTTCGGTACGAGCGTAAACGCGCGATATCTGCTATGCCTATGGAAACTCGTCGTTTTAGTCAACATGAAAAAGGCGGACGATCGCGTGCTCGACATGTGCTTCAAGATGCTACAAACCGTGTTTTTAAAACACACAGTCAAATACTATTGGTTGCCTATAGAATATTGTTATATCCCTCGATATATGCGCCGGATACCCGTACGCAATATTGTAATAAGCCATCCGTTCTCTCTCTCGAATAATCTTACCAATCGATTACCCGTCGGATATATGCGTTGTGTTCGATGCACGGACGATTATACAAACGTGGTTGAATATATACCCAAACGAAAGAAACATTGGCTTCGTTTCATCCACGATCGAAATAAACATTTGCGATTGAATTACAATGTCGTTTTTACGTGATCCACCGCCCGTTTTAAGATGGATTGTATATCGTCTTGTGGGATCCATCCGTCCCATGTGTCATGGCACCGATTCATCTCGATAACGACCGGGTGAGAGCTGTCCTCCGCACGCGTAAATTCTTCTTCGTCTTCGGAATCGTCTTCGGAATCGTCTTCGGAATCGTCTTCGGAATCGTCTTCGGAATCGTCTTCGGAATCGTCTTCGGAATCGTCGTCTTCGATCAATTTTTCCTCAAAGGTATGGAGTTGTTCTTCCAAGTGGTCGTCTTGTTCCACCACGTTGGAAAAATTTTGTGCCTGATATTCGAGCGCATACACCATGTCCATTCCGGTGAGCGTATCGCGACCGGCTTCTTTCGCATACACCACACCCACCTCAATGGCACGGGTCATGAAGTAGGCCATAATACATTGAATACGTCGAAGTAGTCCTGGGTCCATTTCATGCTCGCAAAGGCCGAAACCGGTTTGCATGACTGTAGGGAACATGTTTTCTTATTCGTTCACATAACCTTCTTTAAGTTATTTTTTTTGAAACATGAAAGAAGTGTACATGTAGCTACATTCCGAAAAGTCGCTACCCATACGAAAGTTCATCTGGTTGTTATAAACTTTGAACGGCGTGTATCCGATCAACTGTAAACCAGCCTCCGCGCAGCGTTGGGTCAAAACCGCCTTTTTGACTAGAAATTCGTGACTCACGGACTTCTCGCCAAAATACAACGTGCCCGCCAAGTGCACATTTACGGGTACCCCGGTGTCTTGTTGGATTTTGTTCATAGAAGGAATACGCACACACATCGCTTGATTGGAAAAGCAATTTTTCTCCACTTCATTCGCATGTTGTAATACGTTGTCACCATCCATGAACGTTCCGATATACACGCCACCGGGCTTGAGCATTCGTGCGATGTACTTCAAATGATCGTTCAATAAACTATCGGACGCAAATAGGTAATGTACCGCAAATTGACACGAAACGATGTCGAACGATTGGTCGAAACTATCGTAAATATCCGTCGAAAACACGTAATTCCGTTTCAAATGACTCGATAACAAACGGCGATTCGCTTCTTCAATATACGCCGGATTGGGGTCGTACGCGTATACGTAATCGATCCCTCCGACATCCCATTTGAACAAATCACCTCCTCTTCCGCATCCTATGTCGAGTAAGGCTTGTCCGTTTGTCATCTGCGCGGCTTGTGTAATCAGACTAGACTTTATTTTGTTATGAAAACAACGCATGTTCTTGGCAAACATCTTGCGCGAAGAATCCGTCTGATACTCCATAAAATCTACTGTGATAAATCGTTTATTTTCTTAAAGTGAAATTCGACACGTGTGTATCATTATCTTTCACGCGACAGGTCGCGCGTCCACATTTGACTAGGGGTTTGATCGGCAAGGTCGCGAATCATGGTGCGGTATTCCGCAATCTTGTTGTCGAGTACACGCAAACTCTCGGCTGTGAACGCGGAAATCTTGATACCGAGAAGGGTCTCGTCCATCTGTTTGTCAAAGGCGTGCGCGCGCAGCTGTTCGGCGATCTCCGCCCGACTCTTGCGGAACACCAGAATCTTGTCGTCCATCACCAGCTGAATGAAACGGTGCTTTTCCGAAAGCTCACCGAGAGACGCGTTCCAGGTGTTCAGTAGATGCGTCTTTCGCGCAGCGTAATACTTCAGTCGCAATTGGACAAACTCGGCGACAATCGTTTCGGGCGACTCGTACAGCCGAATCTTTCCGTTCGCGTCAAACAGATGCATGTTGGTCGTGTTGATCGTGCTCGTGAGTTTGAACTGTTTTTCCAAATGTTCCGCAGTAGCGCTTGTTGGAGCCAGTCTGATCACGAACCGAACGTCGGTCTCCGTGCTGTGGTTCTCGTACCCTCGGATCTCGTTCTGGACCAACAAGCCGTCGATAAACTCTTTGTAATCGTTCGTCCACGTACCGATCGGGAGTTCGGTAATCTCGATTTCTTGATTGTTTTTTTGAGAAAACACGCCGTGGGTGGTGTACTTTCCGCGAGAGTCTTCGGTGATCTTCCCCTTGAACCCGTGATACCAAGGGGTCATCGGTTGCTGCTCCTGACCTTGCAACACGCGCATGACGTTCGCCTGGAGATCGCTCGGGTTGTAACACGGCACTTGCGTGCTGTACCCGGTCCCGATGCCGGTCGCGCCGTTGACGAGCACCATGGGGAGCGTCGGGACGAAAAACGCGGGCTCGATGGGGGTTCCGTCGTCTTCCAGGTATGTCAACAGCGGATCGTCATCCTTGTGAAACAGCTTGTCCGCCTCGGCGCTGAGTTGCGTGAAAATGTACCTCGGACTCGCGGCGTCCTTCCCTCCCATCAGTCGTGTGCCGAACTGCCCCTTGGGCAAAAGCAAGTGGAGGTTGTTGCTGCCGACGTAGTCTTGTGCCATGTTGATGATCGTGCCCATCAAACTTTGTTCGCCGTGGTGATAGGCGGTTTCGGTGGACACAAACCCGCTAAGCTGAGACACTTTGATCTCGGAATTACCGGATCGTTTGCGACACGCGTACAACACCTTGCGTTGGCTAGGCTTGAGTCCGTCCACCATGCACGGGATGGACCGCACGTTATCGGAAACCGAAAACCAAATCAGATCCTTGTGAATAAAGTCGGTCACAGACACGATGTTCTCCGAAGTATCTAGCACCGTGCTTGCCTGACTGATCCACCGCTTCCGCTCGTGCGTGAGCGTCTTTTTGAACGCCAGGTCGATGTCCACACTTTGCGTTTTGTCGAAACGATACTCCACCTTGTTCGTATCGAGATTGCGGAAATACTCGCGCGCTTCGTTCGCGCTGCTGGTACCGAGTCCCTTGTAGTACTTCACCTTCCACGTTGCATGGTCGCGGGTGTGCGCTTTCCACTGGTCGTAGTCTTGCTTCGTATAGAACGCGCGGGTCTGGCCTCCTTTGACACACTTGAGGATGGGGGTGCGCATCGAAGTGAGAAAATGGGGGACATTCTCGAGCAGTGACGGCCAAAACGCATGGATGAAGTTGATGAACAAGCCCTTGATATGCGATCCGTCTACGTCCGCATCGGTCAGAATCATCACGTGCCCGTAGCGCAAGTCCTTGGTGCTCGTGTACTCCTTGTTGTTTTGCAGACCGAGGATTTGCTTGATATTCACGATTTCTTCGTTGTTTAGCAACTGCTTCGCCGACGCGTCGCGCACGTTGAGCAGCTTACCCTTCAACGGGAACACACCGTAGTAGTCCCGCCCGACCACCCCCAACCCGCTGATCGCGAACGTCTTGGCCGAGTCACCCTCGGTGAGAATCAGCGTACACTTGCTCGATTGCACGGTTCCCGCCTTGTTCGCGTCTTCCAACTTGGGAATCCCCTTGATGACAGATTGTTTCTTACCATCCGTTTTGTTCAATTCTCGCTGCTCCTTGTGCTTGACCAAGGCCACGATGTCGTTAATGAACGGTAATTTGAGCACCTTTTTCACAAAATCGTCCGACACGCGATAGTTTGTCCCAAAATCCTTCCACCGGCTTGTACATTCCGTCTTGGTTTGACTGCTGAAGGACGGGTTGGTGAGCGTGCTTCGTACAAACAAAAACATATGATCCTTGATGTGCTGCGGCTTGAGCTTGAGATCCTTGTGCTTGGACAGAATATGCTCCGTGATGCGCTTGATGAGTTGTGAGCTGACGTACTCAACGTGCGCTCCACCGAGACTCGTGTGAATCCCATTCACAAAAGAAACCTGCTGAAATCCGCCGTCGCTTTGGGCCAGTGCGATTTCCCAACGACCGTCCTCGGAAACCTCGAAAACGCGTGTGGTTTCCTTTTTGTTCCCGATGTAAGAGTCGACGTACTTTTCGAACGTCTTGATGCCCACGTTTTTGCCGTTGTAAAACACCTTGACATTCGCAGGAGAGCACGCCGCAGCATCGTATGTGCGACGCTCGAAAAGAGACACAATATCTTCGTTCACAAACGACTCCATTCCGAAGCGCGCAAAGTCGGGGAAAAACGTAATCTTAGTCAGTCCCTTTTTCGCCGCCGTCGCCTTGGTAATCTTGGGCTTGGTTTTGTTGGACATGTTGTCGGTCCATTCCTGAACATATCGCTGTCCCTTGTGGACCGTCTCGATCACGAAACGCTTGGAAAATATATTCGTCAATTTGGCGCCGTACCCGTTTCGTCCACCGGTGGTGCGCTCCTGCGTGTCGTCGTAGTTGGACGAGGTGAGAAGCTCCCCGAAGATGAGCTCGGGAATCCACACCTTGTACTCCGGATGTTGTTCAATCGGGATACCCTTCCCCGTGTTGGACACACACACCGAACCGGTGGTGATGTCCACATCCACGGTGATTTTGTCGACATCCGAATCCACTTGGGTTTGGTCCAACGCGTTCACCAGGATTTCGTCGAAGATTTTAAATAAACCGCCGACGAAACTGGTCTGTTTCATCTTCATCGTGTCTTCTTCATACACCCATTGCTTGGACACGTCCGGGTTCAACGAACCGACGTAAGTGTCCGGACGAGCGAGGACGTGTTGGAGAGGCGTGTATTTCTTGTATTGCGACATTGTGGTTGTTTGAAAAGAAGTGTCGTAGTTCTTTAAGTGTTTTTTTTTTAACTATATTATATGAAGTTGTATCATTTGTGGTTGCTTTTAGAGCTCATTTTGTTGGCTCGATACGAATACATCAATCGAAAGGCGAAAGAGTTGAACATCAAACCCGTTGTGTTTTACACTTTAGTGTCCATTCCGATCGTGATGATCACATGGATCGATCTGATGTACAACGGGTTTCGATTGGAATCCATGGGCGTGCCCGCTTTGTGGAACAAACAGATTCGATACATGCTAGGTTTGTTCGGCTCGTACGGGATGATTCAGATTCTCGCCCAAGACTCCGGTTTGAAGACGGGCGAGATTCAACGCGACACGATCCAAAATAGCCTGTTGTTTTCGATCATCGCCTTGGGAACCGCGTACAGCGTGACGTCGAACCGATCACAGGCCATGATTGCCGTATTGTACTACTTTCATTTGAAATACGTCATCTCGAACAACAAAACGTCTCCCGTGTGTTTCGAGGATGTCTGAGAAAATCAAGCCACCACAATCTTGAAAATCATCGTCACAAAGCCGTCGAAATAGTCGATGGGTTGGTTATTCGAGTTATGCATAAACTTGAAACTGAGTCGATTCAAGGAGTTTAACGGAGGGTCGAAATAACACACCTTGTCGTGATAATCGAATTTGATAGTCTTGTGAAACGTGTCGTGCGTGGTATGGATCACGGCGAACGCGCGATTGGCGTGTGGTACGTTCGAGAAGGTGGTGTTATTGAGCTCCTCCACGTCGACGATGACGTACGGCTCCGTGGTGTGTTGCGAGAAGGTTCCATCGAACTTTATGGCGTGCAACTCGACCGACACGACGTTTCTAAACACCTCACCGGGGTATGTGTTTTCGCCGATGAAGGGGACGTAAAATTCAAGTAAATTCGACCCCTTGTTGTACACGGCGTGACGAGAGTCCACGTGCAGAATCTTGGTATTATGGGAGTGCATTTAAATTTAACGGATTATTTTTTTTTGTCGTTTTCAAACAAGTCGGTCAAGCATCGCGCGCTGGGGTCGGTCACTGTGGTCCATCGCGGGCGCCAAATACCGTCGTGCGCAAATACCGCCGTCGAGTCGAACAACGAATCGTGCAACTGACGGTACCAGCGCTCCTCGTCCGTTTGAGGTGGATTGACCGTGAACACCGTGTTAAATTTCGAGAACCGAGTCGATGCGTTGTCGCGTAAGTGGTTCACCCAGTCGTAACCCACTGCGTCGCTCATGCCATTTTTCTGACGGTGCAAAATTTCCGGCGGCAAGATTGACGCGAAGGCTTCGCGTAAGATTCTCTTTTCGACCCCTTGATTTTCGCGCGGGTGTTTCATCGAAGCCGGGACGCGCGTCGTGACGTAGTCCACGAGCTCCGTGTCCAAAAACGGCACGCGTAACTCGAGCCCGTTTCCGGCGGTGCACCGGTCCGCGCGGAGTCCGTCGTACTGATGAATTTGGGACACCAACCGAATCGTCTCGTTATGAAAGTCTTGTAAGGTCGGTGCGTGGTGGAAATACAGGTACCCACCGAACACCTCGTCCGCACCCTCTCCCGACAAGACCACTTTGTGGTTCGTGTTTTTCGCGATATACTCGCTGAGGATGTACATGGGAACGGAAGCGCGCACCGTGGTGCAATCGTACGACTCCAGCTGATGGATCACCCGCGGGATGTATTCGACCGCTTCTTCCGGTGTGAACTCGACGACCGTGTGACGCGAACCGATGTGGTCCGCCATAATCCGCGCGGCGATCAAGTCCGGTGACCCGCCCTTCGTTCCGATGGAGAACGTATCGATGGGTTCCGAGGATAACGACGCCGCGATCGCCGCAACGATCGATGAGTCCAGCCCGCCCGATAAGAAAAAGGCGGGTCTCGAGCGCTCGTTCATCGCGATTCGAGAACGAACCGCTTTCGTGACCAAATGCTGGACCATGCGCGTGTGATCCTCTACTGAAAACTCGTTCGGTACAAACTTGAAATTGCGCGAAAAGTCGTACGGTATGTACTCCCTGGTCATCGATGTCCAATAATGACCCGGGGGGAACTGGGTGAGTATGACCCGGTTGTTGCGATTCGAAAACGCTTTGGCTTCCGACGCAAAACCGACGATTTCTCCGGTGGCCTCGTCAGAGGCGATAAACAAGGGGCGCACTCCGAAAGGATCTCGCGCGACCACGATTTCGTTTCGGGTACCATTCAAATACACACACGCAAACTCCCCGTCCACGAGACGAAACGCCCGCGGGTACATCATGGTTGTGTTACGTAGCATATCGAAAAGCACCGCGCAGTCCGAGGTCGAATCGCACGTGCGCTCTTGGAGCGTCCCACGGAGCTCGTCATGGTTGTAAATCTCACCGTTACAGATCAGTACATCGTCTTCATCTACGATCGGTTGGTCCCCGGACGAACCGATGCCGTTAATGGCGAGACGATCGAACACGAACAGATGCCCGTGTTTGCTCGACGTGTACTCGACGTGCTTGTCCGGTCCACGATGTGACAACAAGGATCTCGAGATTCGATGACAATGATCGGAAAATACGAAAACGATTCCACACATTTTTTTAATATGTAATCGTGTTTGTTTTCTTAAAATCAAAACGTGTTCCTGATTGTAGTGTATGAGCGACTATAAATTGGTCTACCAAGAGCTTTATAAACAAGATTACAACCGGTGTGTCCCGATCGACCCGAGCTTCGAGTGCGCGATCTGTCTGAATCAGGGGGTGTTTACGCGGAAGCCTAAACGCTACGTCAAACAATTATCGTGCGGGCACAAGTTTCACGTAACGTGTATCAATCGATGGATGTTTGATCATATGACATGTCCGGTATGTAGACACCGAAACTATTATTGGTGCGCCGTGCTTCCGGAAAGGCGCGTCTTCTTCGCGCACTTGGTGAACACCTTTCATGTGAATTTAGACGTCCTATGAATCTTCGTAATCTGAGGATAGAGCCCCAACATGGGCACGCGACGACCGTAACCGGACACGTTATACGTGACCCCTTCCTCGAGCTCGTTGAGGATCTCGCTCGCGGTAAAGGCGAACACGAGCGGATTCGTGGACACTTTAAACACGCGACCGTCCGTCGTGCCAATCATGTTCGAGTTGTAGCGCCCGTTCGTCTTGATCATATCGTCCTTCTTGACCGTGATGTGCACGTCGCTAAAGCGTGTCGCGAAGTAGTACACGTAAAACAACGCGACGAGAATCCCCACGAACTGTAAAAACAACTTGTTTTCTTCATAGATTTGGTTCGCGTACTTTTTCATCAACCTTTTCATAAATGTGCTATTTTTTTTCACGAATGTACGCCAACTCGCTCAAGGACGGTGGGGGGTATTTGCATACGCCCACGCAACGACACTTTTTGTCGTCCTTTTGGTTGGCGATGACCATCGTGTGCCAGCGCTTATAACACCGCTCGGGTGGTGGTGGGGAAAAAAACCAACGTAGGACTCGGGGGATCATTAGGATTCTCATTGGAAATATTTTTCGAGTTTGGGTGTGAGCTTCTTCATGGCGTACCGCGTGACGTTGATGCGCTCGAGAAGGGCCTTCTGTGTCGGGTATTCCGCGGGCATCTCCACCTGCGTCGCGTACATAAACACGAGACCCGACGCGATCGTGTTCGGCACGTGGGACTCTAAGAACGTGCCCGGTAGTTTGTCTAGACTCTTTTGAATCATCACGCGCGTCTTGATCGAATATCCCAACAGGACGCTGAGGCGACGGATGTTTTCGAGCACGGCACGCTTGAGCTCGTTGTTGTTATTGTTGTTGTTGTTGTTGTTGTTGTTGTTCGTTCGGTTACGGAACGCCTTGAGATTCTTCTGGATGAACGCGATGTACTGATGGAGCATCTTTTCCGTCACGGGCACCTTGGACTCGGATCGCACGTGGTTCACCGCCTTGACGAGCTGGTGCAGACTCAAACGCGCCTTCTCTTCGTACAGAATCACGAGGTACAGGATCGCGGTGATGAGCCCCTTCATGTTCTTCCCGCGCATGCCGATGAACCCGACCGCTTTACGCTCGTTCTTGAGCTCCTTGTACACACCCACCACGTGGTCCACGAAACGCGGCTCCCCGTAAATGATGGTCGTCACGTGCGTCACCAGCATCTTCACCCCGGCGTACGGGTCGCGCTCCATGATGGTGCGCTGGATGTTGGTCTCGAAGGGAATGTACGTGTCGAGCTCCTCGCCGAAAATCAGCTCGGAACGATGCCACTCGCCCCGACGCGCCTTGTTACCGTCGTTATTATTGTCATTATTATTCGAGTTGTTCGTTTTCTTCATTTGGTTTAGGGTTTTAAAGATATTCTGTACCGTGTTATTGGAAACCATGTATACCATAGATTATTATTTTTTTACTGTGTAAATTCACTTTAAGAATTTATTGTAAGTAATTAGTAAAGGCATTACGATGTCGTCTAATTTAAAAATGGTCACACGAAAAAAAGTACTCGTGGTTGCCTATGTGGGAAAAAATATGGAAAAACTCTTGATGGTGCAAGACGCCAAAACCGGAGAATGGGGAAGCCCTGGAGGTGGACAAAAGCGTACCGAAAAAGCCACTCTCACTCCAGAAGAGCTCGATTTTGTGCGCAGACGACGCATCGATCCGAATGCGTATGTCGCTGCAGAGCGCGAACTCGCGGAAGAAACGTCCGGTTTGTTTTCCAAGTTCAAGTCCGAACCGGAAACGTTTACCTTTACGACGTTCTATCGTCCGCCGGAACTCCTAGCGATAGATAACGCACGTCAAGAGGTTGTTCGTAGTGTATATACTGTTTTTCTCTACGAAATTCCTCATTTCCACGTATCCCTGAATAATTTTGTACCCAACAAAGAAATTAGCGCGATACGCATAGCCCCTTTCCACGAGTTTGAGAACGTGTGGTCGTTTTATGCCGACTTTTACACACACATTCTCAAGAAATTTTTAATTAAACAAAAGAAGCACTTTCATATCAAGAAGTCCCATGCGCATTCTTGCATCTCAGAATCATCGGCTCGCGTTGTACAAACAAGCACTTGAGTCCACTCGGATTCCGTTGGTCATCAGCACCGGACCCGCAGGTACATCCAAGACCATGACCCCTTGTGTGGTCGGCATGAATCATTTAGTCGACCGGAATTACGAGCGAATGATTATCACGCGCCCGCTCGTGTCCGTCGGGAACGAGGAGCTCGGGTTTCTCCCCGGAGACCTCAATGAGAAAATGGCCCCGTGGGTGTCCCACATGACGGACTATGTCAATCAATTTGACCTTCGGTTCGTACAGTCGCGTGTCGACACGTTCCCCCTCGCGTACATGCGCGGACACACGTTTCACGACCGTTTCGTCCTTGCCGACGAGATGCAGAATAGCACGCCGTTGCAAATGCAAACCTTATTGACGCGCGTGGGAAACAACTGCAAGCTCGTGGTCACCGGAGACTTGACCCAGAGCGACATGGATCCCGAAAATAACGGCCTCGCAGACCTGTTGACACGGATCGAAAAACTCGACCCGGAATTTTACGAACACGTACTCTTCACCGAAGACGACGTCGTGCGCAGCGAGTTTGTCAAACAGATTTTGAAGATGTACTAGTACGTGTTTTTCCTGAAAAAAAGGCACTTAAACAAGAATCGCATCGATTGATTAGATGAAAGGGGTGTATGTGTATCAAACGATTCGATGTTCGTTTTGCGCGTGTGTGATTCCTGTCGGGCGTGCCATTCTCATGTTTTATAATAAACCGTTTTGTTCGGAAGTTTGTCGGAATCGATTTGTACGTAAGTGCGGAATTGAGTAGTCTAAATATTATTTTCGGGCGCAGCGGCACATGCATGTCTGCGCTCGGACCCGTGTGCAAGGGTCCCAACATACCCAACTGAACGATTTGAAATATTGGTATAAAACCATACTTAAAGACTATGTGTGAACAACTAAA